ACCGAGAGCAACCTTCAGAGCATGCGCGACGCCGAAGGTTCTTTGCGGGAGGCACTGCGCCTTAGCCCGCAGGCTTACGCGGGGCCAGGCGCTGCACTGCGCGGAGCGGCGGCCGGCGCGACGGGCTTTGATCAGAATAGTGCGGTGGCGACGCGGTCTCTAACCTCGATCATGACCGAGCAGGCGCTGTCTCAGCTGCGCTCGATCTTTGGCGGCAACCCGACTGAAGGCGAACGTAAGATCCTGCTCGACATGGGCGCGTCGGCGAACATGAGCAGGGCAGAGCGTGAAGCTCTACTGAACCGGGCGATCGCCGCGGTGCAGAGGCGGCAAACGGACGCGGAGCGCCGGTTGCGCGAAGTCTCATCTGGCGAATACGGGCGCGTGCAGCCCGGCTACACGCCGCCGGCAGCTGCTCCCAGCGCGCCTGCGCTTCCCCCTGGCTTTGAGGTCATCCGCTGATGAGCAATGTGGCAATCAACCGGGAAACCGGCGAGATCTTGGTCGTTGGCGAGGATGGTCAGTGGAAGCCGGCGCAGCGCGCCAGGAACCCGCAGACGGGCGAGGAGATCTTCAACGACGGCACGCAGTGGAAGCCCCTCCCCGCAGCGCCTCCACCACAGCGCACCGCCACGGAAGGCCTTGCGCGCGGCGCTGGGCTGGGTCTGCGAACCTTTGGGGACATTGGCGCGGGCATGCTTGCCGGGGCCGCCATGGGCGCTCCTTTCGGTGGCGTGGGCGCAATCCCTGGCGCGATCGCCGGCGGCGTGGCGGCGGGCTTCGCGCGGCCTATCTCTGACCTGGCGGTGAGCGCCTGGAACGCAGCAACGGGTGGCAATCAGCGCACGCCCTCGCAGGCCTACGACGAGCTCATGACGCGCGCCGGCGTGCCTCAGCCGGAAGGCGCGATGGAACGCATGACGAGCACCGCCGCGCGGGCTGGCGTGGAGACCATGCTGGGCGCGCGCCAGGCTCGCGCGATCGCAGACGCGCTGCCGATCTCGTCGCAATTCGGTCGGCCGGTAGCCGAGACCCTGGCGGCTGGACCAGGCGCGCAAACCGCGGCCGCGACAACGGCCGGTGGTGTGACGCAAGGGCTGCTCGAGGGTGGCGTCCCGGCGCCGCTTGCTGTCCTTGGCGGTATGGCTGTGCCTATGGCGCCGATGCTGCGCCCTCAGAACGTCTTCCCGGCACGCAACCCTGGGCCGCGGGTGGAGAACCTCGAGGCGCTGCGCCAGGCTGGCGTGCCTCTCACGCCGGCGCAGCAGCTGGGCAACCCCAGCGCGTCGGTCTTCGAGAGCGTGATGCGCTATCTGCCGACGTCGGCCCCCGCGGTGGCGCGCGCCGAGGACAACACCATGCGTGGCTGGACGCGCGCGGTAAATCGTCAATTCGGGCTGGACAGCGACATCGCCACGCCGGAGGTTCTGACGGCCTACCAGCGGCAATGGGGCCAGAAGGCGGACGCGCTCGAGGCCGCGACCCGGCTTCGCCCGGACGACACCTTCGCCAACCAGGTGAGCGGCATGCGGTCGCAGTACACGCGCGGCCTGGACGACGGCCTGTACCGGGCCTTCGACAGCCAGCTGCGCCGCGTCGAGGAGTTCGTGGCGGCGCGCGCGCAGGGCGCTGAAATGCCGGGCGCCAATTACCGGGTCATTGACGGCGAGATGCGCTTCGCGGCCGACAGCGCCAAGCGCAGCGACAATCCAGCCATCCGCGAGTACGGCAAGGCCATGGAGCGGCTGCGCGACAGCTTCCAGGGGCTCATGGAGCGGTCTGCCGCCCAGACGCCCACGCAGGCGCCTGGTGGCGCTCAAGCCACTGCGCCCGGCAATCAGCCACTACTGCCTGGTCAAGCGCGTTTGCCGGGGCCAGACGAGCGTGCCTTGCAAACCACTGGGGGCGCCAATCTTCCCAGCACGCAGATGGCAGGCAATGCCGGCCAGCAGGCTGGCGGCTCAAACCTGGCCCAGGCGTGGAAGGATCTCAATCGCGACTATGCGCTGTTCTCCCGCGTCAGGGAGGCCATGGGCAGCGCGACCGGCAAGGACAAGCTCAATACCGGCTTCATCCCGCCCAGCGCGCTTGCGCAGACCGAGAGGGCATCTCTGGGGCCGGAGGCCTATGGGATGGCGCAAGACCCCTTCACGCGCCTTGTGCGCGCCGGGGAAGCGATTATCCCGAACCCGACGCCCAACAGCGGAACGGCGCAGCGCAGCTTCGCCCAGAACGTGCTGACCGGGGCGCGCACCAGCGGCACAACTACGGCTGGCCTGGGCGCAGGGGCGGGTGGTGCGGCCGCCGCGGGGCTGGTTGATCCGGTGGTATCCGCCACCCTGGGCCTGGGCCTGCCCTACGTTTCGTCTAAGCTTTGGTTTGGCCGGCCGATCCCGCCGGAGCGTCAAGGCCTGCTGGGCCTGCAGGCCCTCATGGGCGCGGCCGACGCGGAGCAGTACCGCTAAGAAAAAACCCCGGCCTTTTGAGGGGCCGGGGAGGTGCTTGCTAGGGAGGACAGAGAAAGAACGCCACGCGGCACCTTGGCAAGTCTGCATGCCCCAAGTCAACCATTTTCTTTTCGTTACCCGAACAGGCCGCAAACCCTGCTTTTCGGCGCACTAGATGCGTCGCCTGTTGCACGAAAATCAACAAGATGGCACGCGGGGTCGGTTCTCACATGATGGTGGGATACCCTCGCAAGTGCCTTGATTTCATTGAATGTTAGTGGCAGCTTTACACGGAGCTCTGACCCCGGCGTGTAATTCGTTACCCGAAAGCACCTGCAGGCGGCCTTTTTCGGCCTCCGCGCGATCCCCCCGGACGGTGAAAGTCGAGAAGACGCGGTTGTTTTTCTCATCCCGCGTCTCTGTCCTGATGCGCCACACCCCTGGCTTCCGCTCAAAGATGCACACCGCGCGGATGCCGCCCGGAAGGCCATTTGCCTCGCGCGTCACGCCGCGCCATCGAGATCTTTCAGCGATGCTGTCTTGAGCGTTTTCGGATGGCGTTCCGTACTTCAAGTTCTCAATGCGGTTGTCGTGCTTCACGGAATTGATGTGGCAGACGTAATGACCCTCCGGGCAGGGGCCGAAGAAGGCCTCCGCAATCAGTCGATGCGACCTGTAGTGCTTCTTGTCGATGACGACGTAAAGGTATCCGTCGTTCATGTGGAACGGCATGATCTTGCTGTCCACGACGCGCCGGATACGCCCGATTGAGGAGGCCAGATACTGGCCGGTCAGCGATGGGATCGGAGCCCAGGTTTCTTCGGTCATGGGTAACGCTTATGGAGGTAATACCCATCAGTCAACTACCAATTCACAACTTTCTCAAACGCGTCCGCCAGGGCCTGGTCGTCGCCGGTTAGGACGCCGGCGTAGACCGCCAGGGTCACTTCCACGTTGGCATGGCCCAGGCGCTCAGAGATCGCCTTCAGCGGCAGTTTCTCGCGCAGCAGGTGGGTGGCGTGGCTGTGCCGGGTGGAATGCAGGCAGTAGCCCTCGTCCAGGCCGATCGCGCGCAGGGCGTCCTTGGTGGCGCTGGTCATGTAGGACAGGGTGGGCCGATCGCCCCACTTGGTGACCAGGACCGGGCGGTTGGGCGCCTGGGCAGCTGCGCGCAGCTCCTCGATCAGAACCTTGGGCAGGCGGATGGAGCGGATGGATTTCTTGGTCTTGGGCTTCTTCTCGTGCTCGACCGTGCCGATGCGCACGATCGTGCGGGAGACGTTGATCACGCCCAGCTCGAGGTCGACGTCGGACCAGCGAAGGGCGCACATCTCGCCGCGGCGCATGCCTGTGTGCAGCGCCAGGCGGAGCATGCGCGACAGGAAGGGCTTGTCGGCAGCGTAGGCCAGCAGGGCCTTGATGTGGCGCTTCTCCAGGGGCTTGCGGGGATCGCTCTCGCCCTTGGGTGCGGCCACCTTCTTCATGGGGTTCTTGGTCAGCACGCCGGCCTCTACGGCCTGGTTGAACAGGGCCTTGAGGTGGTGGTGCGTGACGGTCATCGTGCCGGGCGCGACCTGGCGGATGCGCCCCAGGTAGAAGGCCTCAATGTCGTCGCCCGTGATGGAGCGAAGAGGGCGGGCGCCGTAGTCGCGCAGGAAGGGGGACATCAGCACCGCCTGCCCCTGGGCCGTGAGCTCCGAGATCGCCTTCAGCGCGACGCGCTTGGCCTGCCAGCGGGTCCAGTGCTGCTTCACGGTGTCGTCCGTCACCTGCACCAGGTCGCCGGCGCGGTGGCTCTTGAGGATCTCGATGCGCCGCGCTTCCGCGTCGATCTCTGATCCCTTCAGCGTTTCCGTGCTGAATTTCCGCTGACCGGCCTCGTCCTTGGTCTCGATGCGGATCCGCCAGACGCCAGGGGAACGCTCAAACTTGGTCACCTTCATTGCCATCTCCATTGGTTTGTACCCCGAACAATAGTGGGATTGCGTCTAGCGCGCAAGGCGCTTTCCTAGCCTTTCGTCGGGGCGATAATCTTTTTTCCATGGGGTTCATTTTTCCTCTTGCGTCTAGCCCGTAAGGCGGCTAGGTATGCCTTACCGACGCCGATCGGGGCGAAGGGAGCAATGGAGATGGAAATGAGCATTCAAGTCGGGGTTGTTTCGGAGCTGTTCCAAGTTCAGGGGGACGATGGTCCTGAGGTGTTTGAGCGCTTCTTCGTTTCTTTCGAGACCTCTAAGGGTCGCCGCTTTCAGCATGAAGCATCTTTCCCCGCTTGCGAGCTGGCTGACGACGTTGAAGAGGGCGTTACCTATTACCGCCGCGTTTGGGACGCGGCCGATAAGGCTGAAGCCCTGGCCGATCGCGTTCGCGCTCACGTTGCCGCCGGTGGCAAGCTGGATGCCGATCGTTGGCTCGAGGTGCAGCCGGTTTATGGCTCAGACGCTTACATCGCCTTCGAGGCCGACGAAATCGCCCCGGCCCTGGCTCATGTGCGCCGCGGCGGTAGCGCAGATGACGTTTCGCCTCTGGTTCGTGCTTATCTTTGATCAAGGCGCAGGGGGCTCCGGCCCCCTGCTGCACCTGCAATGCGCTCTAAAGGAGAGGAAGACATGAGAGATTTCAACGCGCCGAAATTTTGGGTCGAGGCGATCCTCGGCACCATCGGCTTCATCGCCGTGATCCTGCTCATTCTTGTGGTGGGAGCGATCGTCCTGTGAAGAAGCAGATGCATATCGTCAGGCCCGATACGCCTGGCCGGATCCGCGCGCGCATCGACGTGCTCGAGCAGTTCCTGAAGCAGGCCCACCCCGAAAGCCATGAGGCCTATCGCCTGCACCAGCAGCTGGGCGAGCTGGGCCGCCAGCTGGCCGCGCTGGAAGCCAAAGCCATGGAGCAACGCGCATGAGCATCTCGAACATCCTCGAGGAACGCGGCAAGACCCACGGCCCCTACAAGGAGCAGGCCACCTGGTCGCATAACATGAAGCGAGGGATGCGCTGCCAGGACGGATGGGACAACCTCACGCCCTACCAGCGCGAGGCCCTGGACATGATCGCTCAGAAGATCAGCCGCGCCCTTCACGGCAACCCGCACGAGATCGACCACTGGCGCGACATCGCCGGATACGCCACATTGGTCGTCAACGAGCTCGAGGGCTAAGGCCCTCCATGCCTTCCGCCGTAGTGGCGGAAACCTCCGCCGGTTTGCCAAGTCCCTCCCCCTTAGCGGCCGGCGGAGGCCCCCAGAACAAGGAACCCAAGATGGAAATCGACGCCCACAGCACCAGCAGCGTGACCGCCGAGCTCGTCCAGGTGAAGGCGGAAGCCCGGCTCCTCCTCGAGGAGAACGGCCGCCTGCGCACCGGCCTGCATGCAATTGCGATGGCAGAGCTCACCGACGACGCCGGCCACATGCCACCGCCTTCCGTCGTCTGGTCGACGGCCATGAAGATGAAGACGGTTGCACGTGAAACGCTAGGAGGCCAGCTGTGATGACCTTCCTGCAGAGGCTCGAGCACAACCTGGTGATAGCAGAGCGCGAGGGCGATCACTGGGGCGCGGCGCGGATCAAGCAGACGATCGAGACGCTGACGACAGCGCAGGAAATGTCGCCGCACATTAAGCGCGCGCGCAAGTTATTCCTGCCGCAGAAGGAGATGGGCGCATGAGCGACATCGTGGAACGGCTGCGAACAGCTGATATTTATGATCATGCTGATGCAGACAAATTCTGCAACGAAGCCGCCGACGAAATTGAAAAGCTGCGCGCCAAGTATGGTGATCTTGAAAAAGAGCTTGGTTCGTTGCGGGTGGCGCTGAAAAAAATTAGTTTTAACGCAAGGCGGAAAGACAAAACACCAGAGGCGCTGCTAGTGGTGTGTGATGCAATCGCCCGCGCTCCGTTGGGAGAAGGGCCATGAGCGACATTGTGGAACGGCTGCGATACTGGGGGAAATCTTTTTCTTTAGGGATCGAAGCCGCCGACGAAATCGAAAAGCTGCGGGCGGAACGGCGCGCGATGCAGGGGGCGTTGCTTACAATCAAAGCGCACACACAAGACGCACACCCAATGTCATACATGGATCAACTGTGCAGAATCGCCCGCGCGGCGCTGGGAGAAAAGAAATGAGCGACATCGTTGAGCGGCTGCGCCGGATAGCTAAAGAACTACCACAGACCAGCGGCAATCAAGCTTGGTTAAGGCCGGAAGATACAACTGTATGGGAAGCCGCCGACGAAATCGAAAAGCTGCGGGCGGCGATTTGTGAGTGGGCCGCTTCTATCTACGGATACGAAGGTGTCTTATTCCTGGAAGGGCTCAAGCACGAAGAGTTCATCAACTCAATTCTCGACGAGGAAAGAGACCGCGTCGAAGCAGGAGAAAAGCAGTGAGCGATCTTCAGATCGTCGTTGGTTTTGACCCGGCGCGCGACCTTTGGATGGCCGCGGTCCTGCGCGGCAACGAGATCCTGACTATCGGGTATGAACCAACGCAAGACAAAGCCGCAGAATGGGGTGATAAGGCCGCGCAAGCCCAGGCATGGGAGGGTGAGAACGAAGATCCGCCCGACGTGTACGCCCGTGCGGCGCTGGGAGAAAAGGAATGATGGACATAAGCGCAAAGCGCGCGGAAGAAGTGGCGTACAACCTCCAATTATCCGGGATCAGCGGGTCAACCTGGAGCGCGACTGAAGTAGAAGCGTCGAATATGTTAAGGGCTTTAGCAGCAGAAAACGAAAAGCTGCGGGCGGCGCTGCAATGGCTGCTGAATGATTTGCAGGATTACCCGGCAAGCGCACGACCTATAGCAGCCTACGACAATGCCCGCGCGGCGCTGGGAGAAAAAGAATGACCGACATCGCGGATAAAATCTACGCCGCCACCGGACTAACGCTCAACGCAGAGGCGGCGGCAAAGATTGGACGGATGATCCAGCAAGCCCGGCGCGATGCGCTGGAAGAAGCGGCGCGGCATCTTAAAGAGGCTGCTGCCGACACGCCACTTGGGCATGAAGACCGCCAGCGCGGAGCATCAACCTACAATTGGTTGATGTATTGTGCATCTATCATCAGCGCGCTGGGAGAAAAGGAATGATCCAGCAACTGAACCCGCCCCTGCCGTTGCTGACACCCAAGGGCAAGGCATGGGCGCACCTAGTGATCGATTACGGGCCGGAGGCAGACCTGTTGTGGGTCTGCTTCCAAGAC